ATGCGGATGCTAAGCTAGAACTTAAAGGCTACCTTGATAGTAAGGAAGGAATCATCAAGAGTGCAGAAACTAATCAGGCTTATCTTGAAAAGGTACAGCGCCTGAAGGATTTAGGTGCGCAAAACTATGACGACTTCAATGCGTCAGAGGTTATTGTTGAAATCAATGAATCATACAAAATGGTGTGGGACGTGAAGGCTAATCAGTTTGTCAGACACCTTATAATTATCGCAGCAGACAGGGCTATTCTATATGACAAACCATTGTCAGAGGCTATTGGTATCAAGAAACTTCCTATCGTCACTTGGGCGGACGACCCAGATTTGAATGACATCTGGTGTGATGGTAAGGGTGATTCTGTTCGAACTATCAACAAGGTGGTGAACATGTACATCTCTCAGGACTTGGAGAACCGAACATACCGAAACTTCGGAATGTACTTCTTCAATACTTTGAATGGTCAGTTCCAACCTAGAGCCTTTGATCCGAAGCCTTTCGGAATGTACGGAGTACCCGGAAACCCAGCGGAGGTTGTTAAGCAGGTAGAAATCCCAGTTTTGAATGATACTACTCAGCAGATTAGCTTCTTGAAGGATTTAATCCAATCATCTGTGGCACAAACAGCGACAGAACGAGGTGAGCAGACAAAGTCACGAACTACTCTTGGTGAGGTACAGCTAAACTTACAGCAGTCTCAGGGACGAAACTCTGTTTCAGCCAAGCACTATCGTCGCGCGTGGGAGGAGATTGGTGAAATCTTCTATGAATTGATGAGCAATAACACTAATGGTCAGGTTACTCTATACAAGAAAGGTTCTGATGGTGACTTGTATGCTAAGGATATTTATCCATCAGATTGGATTAGTCCAGAAGGCTACCAGTGTGACGTAATCATGAAGTCAGAGTCAGACGCTATGGATCAGTTTGCTCTACAGAAAGCTCAGTACACTATTATGAATTTCCAGAACAACCCTATTGCTTTGAAGATTGCCAAGAAGAAACAGTTAGAACTTTTGGATTGGACACAGGACGAAATTGACCAAGCGATGCAAGCTGAAGAAATGGGAATGATGCCACCAGCGGGGCCGACGGAAGGCGCGGTGAAGTCACCAGCTGGAGCTTTTAACAACTCGCAGATGATGCAACAGCAAACTCAACAATAATGAACCTATTAGAAAAATTCTTAAAAAAGGTTGGGGTTACAGAGTTCTCTCAATTAACAGTTGAAGAGAAGGAGACATATAGAAAGTGGGATAGTATACTATCAGGAAGGAAGTTGACCGACGAAGAGGTGGCAACCTTCTTAAGTACGGAACTAGAGGAGACGGTTCAGAAGGTCATAGACCAGAAACTAACCTCTAGGGAAGACATCTTCCTCAAGATGAAGTTAGATTTTATTAGAAAAATTCAAGGTTTTCTCAATGTTCCTAAGGTGGAAAAGAAGATACTTGAGCAAAATATAAACCAATTATGATATTAAGACTACGTGTAGAACATATGAAAGATGCTAGTGGTGAGAAGAAGCGAGTTCTTTTCTCTACTTTGACGACTGAGATTAAGGGGATGGAGCGTATAGACGCTGTGGCTGAGCTAGATGAACACTGTATCTTAGGCAGAGAAATCAGTCAGCTTATAGCTGAACTTCTCGCTCTGAAGACAAAGGACTTAAAGGTCGGAAGAAAGGCTATTATTAAAAGTAAAAAGAAAAAATAGTATGAAAAAAGAAACACTTTATAAGAAGATGGACAATATCCGAAAGGCGGCAACAAATGCGGTTGGTACAGCCATTGCAGCCCCAGCTATTATCAAATCTAAGATGGCCATTAATCAGAGTACTAAAGATACAAAGGCTTTAAAAACTGCCAGAGAATATGAAGGTATGCCAAATGAAAATCCAGATGGATCTTTTACAGATGGTTTCAAGGCACGTTCTGTGGCCGCTGGAGTCCGAGCAAGACTATTAAGAGGTCAAAAATAGTAGACAATAAAAAGTCGTGATATAATAATTATATGAATCTACAAGAAGCATTAGCAAAAGAGTCATTTGGAGAAGAAGAATTGAAAGTAATCAACGCTCACCGCGCAGAACTTTCAGACGCTGATCTGATTCGACTAGGTTTCAAACAACCAGAGCCAGCTGAAGAAATTAACCCTTCAGAAGACGCTCCGGTTGTTGAAAAGCCGAAGAGAACAAAGAAAGTAGTTTAACAATTAACCGTCCCAAACCTGTTGTAACCTTTATGGTTCTGCCCTCACGGGAACCACATAAGCTTTAGAACAAACGGGATTAAAAAACAAAAATGACAGATACCCACCAAACTTCAGTTGAGGACACTTCACAAGTCAACCCTCCAGAAACGGTAACAGAGACAACTGCAAACATTAATAGTAAGCACGCCGAGGACACTATTGATTATAAAACAAAATTCAGCGAGTCTTCAAAAGAAGCACTCCGACTGCTAGAGGAAACTCGAGCAAAGGATGCAGAAATAGAAAGACTCAGGACAGCAGCTGAATCAGGCACCAGCTATGGTAACAATTCAGACGCACTCTATCCGGGTTTTGAAAACCTTGACGATGAAGCACAGAAGAACCTTTTAGCTTATACGAACAGCATTAAGAAGAATACGCTAGACGAGGTCTATAAAGACCCAGCTATCGCCTTCGCGAAGCAGTCATATAACGAAAGGGTTTGGTCTGAAGCATTTGATAGCGCCGCTAGTGAGTTTCCCGAACTCAAAGATTCTCAAAGTGAATTTAAGCAGAAGTACTTTAAGGCCGACAATGTTCCTACGAACATCAAGGACATCTTGAAAGACTTGGCTAAGGTTCACCTATTTGATAAAGCTAGAGACATCGGAGCAAAACAAGCTAAAGAACAAGCTGAGAGAATCGACATTGAGCGAGCCAAAGGTGGAGATAAAACTCCAACAGCGTCCCGAACACTTGAAGATTGGAATCAGATGGCTAAGTCAAATCCTGCGGAATTTGCTAAGAACTCAAAACAATTTAACGACGAGCTTGCATCTGGAAAATTAAAATAGCGTTTATACGTTAATTTTAAAAATAAAATGACTCAAAGTTTAGCTGCGAATACTCCAATAAAGTATTCGTTAAAGTTGGTACAACTTTTGTACAATGAAACACTGTACACAAAGATCACAAACACTAATTACGAAGGTGAGATTCGTGATTCAGGTGACAGAGTTCGAGTTCGAACTCTAGGTAAGCTCGCTCTAAGTGCATACACTAAGGGTATGACTTTAGTTGCTCAGGAATTGGCTCCTACATCTGAAGACTTGATTATCGATCAACAGTACTACTTCCGATTCGGAGTAGATGATATCGATAAGATGCAGAATGACGTCAACACAATTACTGAATACGCTCAGACTTCAAAGAGAGATATGCAGGAATTGCTAGATACAGATCTTTTGACTTACATGAGAAAGAATGTTGACGGACGAAACGCTATCGGTACTGTTTACAATACTGGTACAGTTTCTATTGCCGCTACAACAGGTGTCGTTCAAGGAACAGCTACTTTCACAGCGGCTATGGTTGGTGGGTATCTATCAGTAAACTCTACTGCTACTACTCCTACTTACTACCTAGTAACTGCTTTCACTAACGCTTCTTCAATCACGATTAAAGATCTTGATGGTGTTGCATACACTGGTGGAGCTATTGCTTCAACAGCAGTTGGTTCAGCTTATGTAATCAATGCAGCAACAGCTACAGCGGTTACAAAGAGTAACATCTACAAACAACTTGTAGACTTGAGAACAGTTCTTGGACAGCGATTGACTCCTAAGGAAGGAAGGTTCCTAGTTATCAACTCGGTGGCTGAAGGTGCTTTGTTACAGGCTCCAGAATTTATCCCAGCAGTAGGCTCAGCTTACGACGATGCGGTAAAGGGTGCTAAAATCGGAAAGATTGCAGGATTTGATGTTTACACATCAGAACTAATCAACGGTGATAACACTACTGGTTACTGGTATGTAGCAGGAACACGAGATTACTGTGCTATGGCTCTTCAGATCATGAAGACGTCTATGGTTTCAGAATCAAATGACCCTACTTCATTCATGACAACTGTTAAAGGTTTGTTGGTTTGGGGAAGAAAAGTGTTCGCTGGAAACAGAGGACGCGGTGCGGTTCTTAGAGCAACTATCTCTTAATAGGTTTCCTTTATCTCCAACATTGTTGGGGGTAGGGATAAGCCCATTAAATTATGACAACAACCCAAATAACCCAGCTCGTTCGACTTAAGCTTTTAGAGAGTGGAACTGATATAATATCAGATGCCACTATATTAATATATGCTAACCTCGCTCATAAAGATGTTATTAAAAAAGCTTTTCCAAATAGTTCTATTACTACTTCTACTGTTACTTTTACTGCTGGCGTGGGGACATTACCAGCGACTTTCGGAACCCTCTACACGGATGCAATTGATAGTAATGACAATATCTTCCCAGAAGTTTCTATAGCAGATTTTGTTAGAAAAGAAGCAGGAGGAGAAAACTGTGTCACTATTGAGAGTGCAACAATTAAAGCCTCTCCAACTACAACAGCAAGTTTAGTGATTAAATACTATCCTACATATTCTACTTTGACAGCTTCGGTAAACCCCACGATTGATGAATACCTACACGAACCAATTATTTATGGAACACTAGCGCGCGCGTACGAGGACTTACAAGATCCAGAGCTATCTCAGTTCTATTCAAACAAGTTCGACTCAATGCTTGATAAGAAATTAAGCGTGCTATCTAATTACGAGGAAAATGCAGAGCGAGGAGGTCAAATGTTTAATGGCATAAACATCTTAGGTAATGGCACAAGCCAAGACCCAGATAAATGGTAAAAAACTATGCCGTTAAAATCACAACAATTTTCAATAATTCAAGATGAAATAGTAAAACTCCTTGATGTGGATGGCGCAGGGGACGGAAGAAATGTTCCTATCAATATGAACTTCGTCGATACAGGGTACCTTACTAAGGACACTGGTTTTACTTTGTTTGGTAAATCAGAAGATGATCAGTGTCATTCTTTGTTTCAGTACAAGAAGAAGAATGGTGACACTCATACTATTCGCGCTAAGGGGACAAAACTCCAGTCCTACAACACAGTGGACAGAAGCTGGACAGATATTGCAGGGTGTCCTACTTTCACAGCTGGCGCTCAGTTTGGCTTCATTGTCTACCTAGACTTACTTTATCTTGGGAACGCCGTTGAGAGTATGTATACCTGGAACGGTACCACGTTTACTGAGTATGCTTCAGCTCCTAAAGGAAACATCTTCGAAGTGTTTGAAGACCGAGTGTTTGTGACAGGGGTAACTCTGGAGCCATTTACTGCTTACTATTCAAACGTGAGTGTCGGAACCGCCTATACTGTTACAGACGTAGTTAAACCTCTCGGTACCGACTCAGTTACTAACCTGAAAAACTATCAGGGAACTTTAATGATTTTCAAGAAGGAGAGTATCTATAAGCTTACTTTCATTTATGACCAAGTAGTTTCCCTCTTCGTCCCTAAACTGGAAGTACAATCCAGTACCTATGGAGCCTGTTCGAGGAAGTCCGTCGCTTGGGTAGAAAACGAACTGTGGTTTTTTACAGGTAGGGAGGTTCGCGCTATTGGATATCAGGACAATACATCAGGGGCTTTTGGAGTAAATCGTTCAGCTCTCTCAGAACAAATCAAGCTAACCCTCAAACAAATCAGTGTAGATAATTACAACCAGTGTTTAGTAGCGTATAATGATAGGAGGTTCTATCTTTGTGTACCGATAGATGCTGACACCAACGATACAACCTTTGTCTGCCACCTTCTCTACAGTAAGGCTTGGACGAAATACACAGGCAGAGATAAGGCAAGGATTGACAGCTTTCTATTTATCGAAGGAGATACTTATACCGCTTCATCAAGTCCTCCATATGGAGTGATAGATTGGCAGGTCGACGCAGCCGATATCGCAAATATTAACAACGATTTAGTAACAGAATCATAATTAAAACACACAAATGACGAATGTCAAAATTACAGAATTAAGTGCCATAACTGCTCCGGTCATAACGGACGTAGTTCCTATTGTTTCAGATCCAGCCGGAACACCGGTGACTAAAAAGGTGACTGTTGCTAATCTCTTGAACACTCGTAGATTGTTCTCTATCGTACCGGCAGGAGATTTCGCTTTAACAGCAGGGGCTTCGGCTCAGGCGGCACTTCCTACAACCGGAGATGTCTTCACTCTTGAGGGGACGACGACATATCGTTTTGAAGGTACTTATTATATAACGAAATCAGGAACGACTTGTACAACCGCTCTTGGTTTTGCTCTTGCTGGAGGTGCTTCTATTACTTCGATTCTTTATACGGCACTTTGTCAAAACATCGCCAAGAATACCACTGGTTCGACCCATGGGTCTGCCTGGATAGACACTGTTTCTGCAACCGTAGTGAACGCAACAGCTACGACTGCGGCTTATATAAAATTTGAAGGACTAATTCGAATGAATGCAGGAGGAACAGTTACTCCTCAGATTACTTTCTCAGCCACTCCTACAACTCCTATTATGTTAGCGAATTCGTACATTTGGTTTGAGAAGATTGGAACAAGTGTTGAAAATACACTTGGAAGTGTTGCTTGATAATAAATGTATGAAAATATATAAAAATCCGAACGATAAAAGAATAGGAACAAAAAGAAAAACTCCAGCTTGGAATAAAGGCAAGGTTGGTCTTCAAGTGTCTACAAGAAAAGGAAAGAGTTTTCCAGAAAAGTCTGGTCCGAATAGTCCGGCATGGAAGGGGGGCCTTCCTGTGTGTTTTTGTGGCAAGAAATTATCAGCATATGATTCAAAGAGATGTGTTAAATGTCATATTCGTGAGGTGTCTGAAATGAAAGGTGAAAGTCACTTTAACTATAAAAAAGACAGGAGTATGATTAAAATATCTGATCGCCATATAGATGCTAATTACAAAATCTGGATGTTAGCAGTTAAAAAGAGAGATGGTTGGAAATGTAAAATTGCTAACAAAGATTGTGAAGGTCGTATGGAGGCTCATCATATCTTGACTTGGAAAAATAATCCTGAACTACGGTATGAGGTAAAAAATGGTATCACACTTTGTCATTTTCATCATCCTCGAACAAGAGAAGCAGAGAGTCGCTTATCCCCTTTTTATCAGAGTTTAATTAGCGTAGCTTAAACAAAAATATGTCAACACTTATAACCGAATCAGGAAACACTTTACAAGCAGAAACCGTATCAGGTGTTGCTAGTGCTTCTACTTTGAACGACATAAGTGTGGTGACTATTTATAAGGAAACTTTCGATACTAATCCTACGTCGAGGGATTGGTTGGTTGGTAGCCTTTGGGTTTGGGATTCAGTTAATTTAAGAATGAAAATAGCATAATATGGCTGTCATTTACGATACATTTCCAGGGTCCTCGATAGACACAACAAAGTGGTCGGCAACGGCTGGTGTTGCTGTCAGCTCAGGTAAGGTTACGGTCACTGGTTCTGAAATTGGTGGAGGAAACTACATAACAAGCGTTGGAACTTTTGGACAAGGAAAGACTTATACCTTTACTAATGCCTACATGGAAAGGACGACCCTTTCAGGTGTAGAAATGGGTTTTCCAAGTGGATTTCGTTTCGGAAATGCCTGGACAACTAATGGAAATTATCAGGCCTATGGCCCCTCTACTTCTACTGATACAGGTATTGCTTGTAGCACTACTCCAAGAGAATTTAAAATTGACTGGAAAATAGATGGAACCGCTTTGTTTTACATAGATTCAGTTCTAGTTTTCACTTGTGCAGATGTTGATACTGCTACACGTAGTCTGAAATTTAGTCAGTACGATAATACCAAGACAACAGTTTGCGAAGAAGTTAGTTATGTCTTCTCTGAATCAGCCGTAGGGGCGTCAGTTGATGTTCTAGTTGTCGCAGGAGGAGGTTCAGGAGGTTACAACGGCAACAGTAGTTATTTCAATGGAGGAGGAGGAGCTGGAGGTATGTCTTACTTAACTGGCGTTAAAGTTACGTCTACTGGGTATACAATTACAGTTGGTGCTGGAGGTTCTACTTCAGGTTCTGGAAATAATGGTTCTGATTCTTCATTTTCGACAGATCTTACAGCGACAGGTGGAGGTAAAGGAGGTGTTTATTCCTCCGGTGGAAGTACTGGGGGATCAGGAGGAGGTGGAACGTATTTCGGCGGGTCTACTTCTGGAGGAGGGGCTAGTATTCCTCTTCAAGGATATGCAGGAGGTTCTGGGACAAGTAGTCCTTCAGCAAAGGCAGGAGGCGGAGGAGGAGCTGGAGGTGAAGGTACTACAACAGCAGGTATTGGTCTTGCTAACTCTATTACTGGGGCCTCAGTTACTTATGCTATTGGAGGAGCAGGAAGAAGTGGGACAGCAGCCGCAGGTGGAGCTGGAGAGAGTGATGCTGGGGCTGCAAATCGTGGAAATGGAGGAGGAGGAGGATATCCGTCACCTGGTGCTGGAGGCTCTGGAGTTGTTATCGTTAGATATCTAACTACTGATATTCCGTCGGCAACAGGAGGTACAGTTACAACCGATGGTCTTTATACCGTTCGAACTTTTACAGCCAGTGGTACTTTTACACCAGACGTACCACCAAGTGTTACAACTGGATCTATTTCAAATATTGATTTTTCAATAGCAACGGCGGCAGGAAATGCAACATCAGACAACGGTGCAGCCATCACAGAACGCGGTGTTTGTTGGAGTACAGCAACGACTCCGACGACTGCTAATGATAAGGCGACATCTGCTGGAACAACTGGTACTTACACTGTTTCAATGACTGGTTTGTCTGGTTCTACTCACTACTACGCTAGAGCTTATGCAACCAATGCTAACGGTACATCTTATGGCTCAGAAGTTGAGTTTGATACAACTTCAACTAGCCCTGATACTTTATATTGGGATATTAGCGGGGTAGAGGGTGAAACTTATGCTGTGTCAGTTTATGTTGGGGGTTCCACTGGAACTGTTACAGTAAAACTAGGATCTACTGGTACTACTCAGGTCATAAATGCTGGAGCTGGCACGACGGTATTTCAAGGGACTTATGGAGGTCTTAATGGTTTAACCTTTGTCGCTAGTGCTACTTTTGATGGTTATATAGACAACGTATATCATGTACTAATTTTAGGAGATGCTTCTATAAATTGGTCACTCAACACTCTTACCAATGTATTCCCTATCAACTCATCAGTCTTATTCAAGCGTCTTGAAGATAAAGATTTTGATAAATTTAGAGTTTATCGCTATTTAGATATTCAATTTAAAGACTTAACCGCTTACGTCACTGTTTTACTTAAAAAAGAAAAAGATGAATCTGGATCAGATAGCGGGAAGGAGTTTTTAGTTAGTAACACCAGTGGCTACACCCTTCCTTTTATAAACAAGAAAGTTTCAATGTTGACTAAAAACTATGGAATGAGAGTTGGGTTCTCCCACAACAGGCTGAGTGAAACATTCACCGTCTGCCAGTTTGTGATTTCAGGAAAGGAGGCGTTAAAGAAGACTTTTAGCAGTAGTAAGATTATTAGTATATAATTAATATAACATGGCACAACTAATTAATGGCAAATGGGTATACGATCAGAATGACAAGTTTGATGCAATGACTGGAAAGCCTTTGGGTGCCGTCGCAGGGGCTTCGACTGATACCCAAGAACCCGATAATCCTAATTATCCACCACGAGGGACAAGTGATTATGTCATGCCTGGTACGAACATTCCATTTCGAAATGAGGAGCAAGCTTCTCTGTTTGGGTACAACGGAGAAGTGGCTCAGAACGCTGTCCAGAATAATTACGCCTCATCAGGTTTTGGTAAAAGTGTGCCAGTGTTCTCCGCTGACGAATCAAAAAGCTTTGCTGCTAAGTCTGGGTTTTCTGGTCTGGGTAAAGATAGTCAGTTCGCAGGACTTACTTCTGCACAGGCTACAGCTAAGGCCACTGAATTGAAGAAAGGACTTCTAGCCAATACTTCTGCTAACACATCTTATGCTTACAATCCTCAAACTATCTCAGGTTTCGGTAAGAAGGTTGGCGACTTAAAAATTCAGCTTGATAGTTTGAACTCCTCTCCGTGGGATAACTCAAATCAAAAGCGAGAAAATGGTCAAATGATTTTAAACGGTTACACAAATCAACTAGCAGGTCTTTTCTCATCTCAGGAAGACTTTAAGTCGGCTTTAAATAATCCAGATCTTCAAGGGGCCTTACAGAAGTTTCAGTCACTTGGTGGTAATACGGCTGATATCGCAGCTAAAATTAGTGAAGCTCCAGCTGGTAGTCAAGATGCAACGAACACACCTCCGAAGAAGTCTACTGACCAGAGTATGACTCAATATCTGGGAGACACGAGTGGTGTCGATGCTCAACAAGCTTTGAAAGACCTTATTCCTGAGGACTCTTTGGTTCAGCAACAGATTGCTTTCCAGAACTCGATTCCTGAAAAGTATAAGGACTTATACTTCGGAACTCCAGAGAAGGCTGGGATTTTACAGCAGAAGATTGATATTGAGAAAGAGAAAGTTGAATTATTGAAGAAGAAAGCTGAGACAGACAAAGCAAATGCTAACGCTCAGGTTCAATACAATATTGAGAAGAACAATGCAGACGTTGCTATTGAACAGGCTACGATTGAACAGAATAGACAAGCTGCTAAAAACTACATGACCGGAGCGTTGGCTAAGCTTGGTGCGCTTAATACTACAGGTGCTGCACCAGTCGCGCTTGCCACTTTAGAGCAGAAGTACCAGCAACAGTCTCAGACTTTGAACACTAAGTTACGGTTTGCTAACCAGCAGTTAAGTATAGACCTTAACGAGAAGGTTAGCGGAGTAGACTACAAGCGTGATGAGGATATCCTTTCATTGAAGAGCGACCTTAGCAAGGATAAAGAGGATGTTTATAAGGAAATCTTCAAACTTCAGAATACTGCTGATAAGGAGAAGTTTAGTCTTATCTCTAAGTTCCAAGATGAGTTTACTAAACGTAAAGACGCTTACTCTAAGGAGGCTAAACAGTTGGCTGAGAAGAACTTGAATGAAATGAAGAGTATTATGAAGACTTTTGATCCTCAGCGATTCTTGAAAGAATTTGGTGGAGATATTAAGGATAATAGACCAAAGAAGGGTGATGGATCGGGTTCAGGCTCTCCCGCATTAACTTTTGCTAACTTTGTTGCAGGGAAACAAAAGGAAGAGCAGAGAAGTCTATCTGGTAAGGGGGTGAAGAGTATTACACCAGAGTATCTTTCATCATTATTGGATTCGAATGTTTCAAGTGACTTGAAAGCGGTAATCGCAGGCGAAAAATCTCTTTCAACTTATACTCCATCAGTCCAAACAAAGGTACAGCGTGAAATGACTAAGCTGGGAATTAAGAAGGAAATGCTTTCTACATTAAACAATAAACCATCAGAAGTAGACGCTCTCAAGGAGGCTAAACAGTTTATGAAAGACAACCCAGATGTTGAAATTGGTGATATAAGACAGAGATTCTTGGAGAATTATCCTGATAAGGCCACTCTGTTTAAAGAGTATTTTCCACAATAAAATAACATGGGACTATATGATGATTTAAAACCAAATAGTCAGCCACAACAAAAGACATCAGGAATGTTTGATGATTTAGCAGTTCCTAAAAAAGAAGGAATAGCTAGTTCTGTGTTTGGTACGGTTAAGGCAACAGGACAGGGATTTCTAGACATGTTTACTAATCCAAGTGAGGCCCAGAAGGCTTATGAGGCGAACTATCTCCCTTATGCTCCTAAAAGTAACCCTATAATACGGGCGATTACAGCTCCAGGGGTGGCCTCTATGAGAGTGACAACAAGACTGTTGAATTCGGGACTTATGCCGTTAGCTGATGATGTCGCTAATATCTACGAGGTTTCAAGAAAAGGGGGGATTGCCGACCAAGTTAAAGAAGGTAAAATTCCAGCTTCTTATTTAGATGATATAGCAGTACTTAAGAAAAATGGATACAACATTACTGGAGATGTTGCTCAGGCAGTACTATCTCTTTATGGGGGAAGTGCTGTTAAGAATGTTGCAAAAGCAGGAGTCAAAGAAGGATTTAAGAAAGCTTTTGTTACTGGAGCAAAAGAGACAGCCCCTGTTGGTTTGTTGTTTGGGGCAGCACAGGTAGCGTCTGAGGGAGAGACTGATATCAAGAAGATAGCCACAACACTAGGTGTTTCTACTGCTACGGCTATGCTTTTAGGTGGGATGGTGAGAGGAACAGTTCCTGCTACCAAGTCGGTATCAGCGAAGATAGCAAAACTATTTGAAGAGAAAAAAATCAAGGTACCTGTTGTTTCTGAATCAGTGCCATCTAATATTAAAGTAAATACTCCCAATTCTCGTTACTCGGACTACCGAGCATCTCAGGGCTATGAACCTTATGTTGACCCCAATACTCTTCCTGTCATAGAAGGTGGCGCTCCTTTGGTAGACAAAAATCCTCTGCCTACGGTGAAACAAGGAGAAAATCCTAAGGTTTTTGTGAACTACCCAGAGAGGTTGCCAGAGCCTTATATTCCTCAAGACAAATTACCTACCATCGAAATGGGCGAGAAGTTGCCAGACAAAAGTGGCTTACCAACAATTCAGATGAATGATATCCCTGAAGTTTTCCCAGGAGATATGACTTATCATCCGATTGACTCAATCACGAAGACAACATCAGGCATTGTAAGAGCCGGAAAACAAGCGCCTGAGTTAATACAACAGATTTACAATCCAATTAAGAAGTCTCCTGAAGTGGCTCCGCCTAAGGTGCGTCCAACTAAAACTTCATTTGAAGTTCCAGATGAGTTCCAACAAAAGAAGACCGAGCTTGAAATACGAAAGGAAGCATTAAACCAATCTCCTTTTAATAAATTAGATGCTCGTCGTTATCAAAAAGAAGGAGATATTCGAGAGTTGGGTGATGTAACTAATAAAAAAGTAGCTGACAAAATGCAGAACGATATGGGTGAAGTAGGGATAGAAGATGCGACAAAATTCCAAGAAGAGCATACCAAGTTCAGAGAAAATAAGGCTCAATTCATTCAAGATGAAAAGATATTTAAGCAGGAAGTCCAAAACGCCAAGTCATCTTTTAAGTCTGAGGTGGCGTCTCTTGAAGATGTAGCAAAACAATCGAGTCTTGCTGATGATATCGCGACACAAATGGAGAAGGATTATCCTAACAACAGTTTTGACCGCCAGACAAATAAGCAGCAGATTGAGGTGGTTCTTAAGAAAGACCGAGATGAAATCATCCAAATAGCTATGGGGAATAAAAAATCAACTGATGGGATTCCAGAAGTAGCCCACTATGCTGTCTTGAAGAACATAGCGGATCAAGAAGCGGCTAAAGGAGACATCTCTTTAGCAAGAGAAATCTCTTATTCTAATGTTGACAGAAAGGCTGGTCAAAACCTTCAGGCGGCTAATATTGCCATGAAAGATAATGTGTCTGATATTATCAAAGATGTTAGAATAAAGATGGAAGATAATTTACCCACTCGTGTTAAAAAAGGCAAGGACGTAGAGATTAGCAGGATAAAGAAGACTATTAATGATGCCTTGAAAGGAATAGAAGATATGAAACCTACTCGGGAAATGATTATTAGTGCTTTGGAAAAGATAAAATGTAAATAATATGTCAATTTGTATCCCCCAAAATTATATAGATGCGGTAAAAGAGGTAGTCTCAAACCCAAGCTCAAAAGACAGACTTTCTAAGTTGAAGGATATTTTTAATGGAGATGAAAAACTTGCTAGAGAGATTAATCTTTTATATGAAAAGAGCTTGTTGTTAAAAAAGCAGTCAACAGCTTTTGATAAGTTCATAGACAATATTAATGGTCAGACTGTAAAAAATAGAGCAAAGTTAAAAGAGTCTTTTTTGAAGAACCAAGAAAGAAAAAATGCAATCATAAGCGATTCGGGACTTGATGAAATATCGAGGGAGATATTTGATAGAAAATACAAACTAGACCTCCCAGATGAAGCTATAGTTGAATTGGCCAAAGCTAACAAAAAGACTAGGGAGTTGAAACCTCTCATGGAGAAGACACCTTCTGATTCCCCTGAACGGATAGCTTGGGCGGAAGAGCATGTCAAAATTCAAGAGATATTAGATGGAGTTATTAACGTAAATAATGACAAGGGCTTTCTCGCGACAATAGGCGCACAGGCCGGCGATGCTTGGAATAGAATAAAATCAAAGGAAACCTTACTTAATAAGGCGGTAGAAACGCTTAAGACGGCTAAGGACATCGCTTTAGCTCCTGTCTACAAGTCGATTGGAGCATCGGTCGACGCATCTTTTATGTTCAGACAAGGAAGAAACCTACTGGTTGAAGACCCTAAAATATGGGCAAAAACAGTACAAGAAGCTTTTAAGCCGATCAAAAATATTACAAGTAAAACTCAACAAGACCTTATCTTACGAGAATTTAAGATTAAATTAGCATCAAGTAAACTGTACCAAGAAGCTTTGGACTCAGGGTTAGGAGTAGGGGTTATTGAAGAGTTCTTCCCTACATCTTTGGCAGAAAAGATACCAGTTATAGGAAATACATTTAAAGCCTCAGACATCTCGTTCACAATGTTTGCTCAAGGAGGGCGTATGAGTTTATTCGAAAAACTTTATAAAAATACCGCTGATAATCTTGGGGTGACTAAGTTGGAACCACAATTGGCCAAAGATATCGCGACTAGAATTAACTCTGCCTCTGGTCGTGGAAACTTAGGTAGGTTTGAAAATCAAAGTGGTTTCTTAAATAAAGTGTTTTACTCAGCGAGGTGGATTAAATCTCAAACTGACGTATTTACTATGCCCTTCAATGGTAATCTTGATCCTATCGTTCAAAGGCAAGCCCAGATACAATCTGCCAAAATCATTTCGTCAGTAGGGGCTACTATGTTTTTTGCTTCAATGTTTACTGATGTTGAATCTGACCCTCGCAGTTCCAAGTTTGGAAAAGCCAAGATTCCAGGTTCGAAAGACTTATGGGTAGACCTAACTGGAGGACTCGGCTCTTACATTGTTCTGGCAACTAAGTCTACTCTAGCCTTAGCCAAATCAGCAGGATTAACAGACATGAAAGCTTCTAAGAGTGCTATCTCTGGTAAACTTACTGATATAAATAGTGGTAAGTTTGGAAGTGATACTGTTTTTGATTTGTTTGTAAATTTTGGAGCAGGTAAAACTGCCCCGAGTTTAAGTGCTCTAATACAGTATTTTAGAGGACAGGACTATTCTGGGAACAAGCCCACTGTGGCTGGGACTGTTTCTAATTTAATTACTCCAATCTCTCCAAAGAACTTTTATGAATCATTACAAGACGAAGATTTCGTGTCAGCTCTTATTGGGTGGGTAGCTGATTCAACTGGACTATCTACTGCCAACTATGGAAAGTATAAGAAGTAATTATGGTATAATTAAACACATGACAGACCCCCTCGAAGAAAAGCGCCAACTGTACCAGCTACATAAGAAAGGTTATGAAGAAATAGCGAAGGCTATGGGTGATAAGAAGGCTTTTTCCATTAATGTAAATGGCAAAGTAAAGGAAGTAGAAGTAAAAAGCCAGAAAGGAGACCCCGGCGCACCTGGGAAGAATGGTTCAACCCCGGTCAAAGGTGTTGATTACTTCACTGAGAAGGAACTTGAGAAGATTGCTGATGAGGTTTTTATTCGTGTTCGTAAACCAGAAGATGGGAAAGACGCATTTGTTGATTATCCTAAGTTGGAAGAATTTATCAAAGCAGAGATTAGAAAGATTCCTCGGCCAAAGAATGGTGAAAATGGTAAGGACGCCGTTGTTGACTATAACTCAATTATCGTCGCTGTATTAAAACAAATACCAGAAGTAGATTACCCTTCAATTCATAAGTACATCAGAGAGGAAACTCAGAAACTAGAAGATAATCGCCCGATTAGAACTTTCAATAGTGCAGGGCCAACCAGTCGTTTAACTGAAATGTCGGATGTAGATCCCAACGGTTTAACTTCAGGTCAGTTTTTATCTTGGAATGGTACTCAATGGGTTGCAACACCACCAGCTGGATATGTAATGTGTGGCTTTAATACAATTTCTACCCCAGCTGATGCAACTACGTATTTCTTTGGGTCAGCTGGCTTCATAGGAGGTGTCACTCAAGGTTTTTACCGTTTTCGTATACCTAAAGCTGGTAACCTAGTAAAGGTTATAGTAGAAAACTACTATAGTGGTACTCAGCCAACGGCCGAGACTTCAACATTGAACGTTAGGAAGAATGGTACTACAGATTATGCCTTTACAGCCAATGATTTCCGAAACAATACTCAGGGATTGGCATTTACCTACAATCTTTCTGGTTACACTTTAGTCGCCGGTGATTATATTGAATTTTGGTTCACTACACCGACTTGGGTGACAAATCCTGGAACTTCATTAACTTTAAAAACTACTATTTATATCGAGTAAACAAGTGACAAAAGAATTACCTATTGAAATAAACGTAACAGCAGAGCCGGGGAAGGACGGCTATACTCCTGTAAAGGGAACTGATTACTTCACACCAGAGGAACAGGCGTCTTTTGTTAGTGATATAATGAGTCGTATACGGGTTCCTCAGGATGGAGTTGATGCACAACCTATGGATTATTCAAAGGTTGAATCGTTTATCGCCTCAGAGGTAGCCAAGATTCCTAAGCCAGAGGTTGTCGACAATACTGTTGACACTGAATCAATTGTAGCTGAAGTCTTAAAGAAGATACCGGAACAGCCAGAGATTGTGGTTGATTACGAGGCGCTTAAGAAGTTCTGCCTAGAGGAGATCCAAAAGATTGAAGACAACCGAGACTCGCGCGTAAGACAGCTACATAGTGGTGGGCCGACAACTAGGTTAAATGAAATCTCAGACGTTGACGCTGACAACGCTACCTCCGGTCAAGTTCTCTCATACAACGGATCAAGATGGGTTCCTATCACCATCTCCGTACCACCCACCACCTCCCCAGGTGGCTCTACCACTCAAGTTCAATTCAATGACGCTGGAGCTTTTGGAGGAGATGCAGGATTTACTTATGATAAGACTACAGACTCTGCCACTCTAGCAGGTAATCTGTCAGTCTTAGACGACCCCTACGCAGTAGGTTGGAACGGCTCTACGAATGTCCCTACCAAGAACGCTGTTTACGATAAAATAGAAACTCTGGTCACTGGTGTTTCTTCTGTCACAGCCACCAACTCTACCCTCACAATCTCCCCAACTACAGGAGCAGTTCTTGCAGGTCTTAACCTTGCAAATGCAAACACTTGGACAGGACAACAAACTTTTAATACATCAACAGCTATATTTGGATTAGCTCCGACATTCTCCACGATGACAGCTGGGTCGGTATTGTTTGCTGGTACTTCAGGGCTTCTTTCACAAGACAACACTAACTTCTTTTGGAATAACTCAACAAAAAAATTAAAACTAAATAATTCATTACAATTTTCTCAAGATGCTTCATATAATTATATATTAGGTGATGGTGGGACAAATGATAATCGTTCGCTTTGGATGTCGGCTGGTGCGGGATATGAAAGCGGCGGGGTGGCATACGGTTCTGGCAGTGTTTTGTTTCAAGGCGCAGCGGCGGGGAGTTTAACAACTGCTAATGGCAATGGTGGTGCTGGCGGTGGGATGACCTTTAAGCCGTCCGATGGTGGGTCTTCTTCTTTTGTTGGCGGCGGTTCAAACACAGGGGGTGGCGGAGGTTCTGTCAGCGTTGGTTCAGGTTATGGTGGTGCGGCGTCTAGCAGCACTAACAGCAACGGTGGCGGGAGCGGCGGCGAGATTGGTTTTTACGCAAATGCGGGCGGCTCAGCTACTGGTGGCGTTTCTGCTACTGGCGGAGCGGGTGGTAGAATGATTTTCAATACCGGCGCTGGTGCGGTCGCTTCGGGAGGTTCTTCTAGCAACAACAGCGGAACAGGTGGCGCACTTACCTACATAACTGGTACTGGCGCTCAAGCTATTGATGTAGGAGTGGCTACAAACGTAGGCGGAGCGGGCGGGTCAATTTCTTATACTTCTGGTAATGGAGGTGATGCCGGAAATTCATCAACATCCAATACGACAGGAGATGGTGGGTCTGTTGTATTTAACTCTGGGCGAGGGGGGGATGTTACTGGTACTGGTTCTGCTGCAGATTTTTCTGGGCAGGGCGGAAATATGCAGTTCTTCGGGGGTCGTGGAGGGGCTTCTAAATTTAACGGTGTTGCTGCCGGATTTGGGGGGCTAGTAACAATCAGCGGCGGAACCGGCGGAGCGGGAAGTGTAAATGGCGCAATCCCTAATACGGGCGGTGGATTTACTGGAACAGGTGGTACAGGCGGCGGTAATACTGTTGCAGGAGCTAATGCTAATGTAGGAGGTGCTGGTGGTTCTTTTCAATTAAAGGGTGGAAGTGGCGGAGCTGCAAGGTCATCCACATTGTCCAATACGGCTGGCGCTGGCGGTTTCTTAAATCTCCTTGGCGGGACCGGTGGTATATCATCTTCTGGTACTGCTAGACAAGGCGGAGCGGGTGGTTATGTCAATATCAATGGTGGTACTGGTTCTACCTTAAACGGCGCAGGAGGGTCGGTATATCTGGTCGGAGGCCCAGGGAGCGGAACTGGTGTAGTTGGTAACGTATATCTGGGGAAAGACTCATCAGGAAACACCAGAGGAACTGTAATTGCTGTAGTGCCAATTAGATTAAAGGCATACACTGTGGCAACACTTCCAGCTGGTGTTCAAGGAGATACAGCCCTTGCCACTGATTTACTTGCTCCTGCCTTTCTTGTCGCCGCCGTTGGTGGTGGTGCCGTAGTAGGTCCAGTATTTTTCAATGGTGCCGCTTGGATAGCTTATTAAAATAATATAAATATATGAAACCACAAATTCTAAAAAAAGAAATTAAAAATCAAAATCTAGACGGTTCTTTGTATGACAACTCAGTCTATGAAATCCCAGTAGAACATACTGACGATTATGGGAATCTTTACTACACTAAACTCACAAGGTCTTGCACAGAATACGACAAAGAACAGCAAGATAAACGGGATGCTCTACAGGCGGAAATTGATGCCCTCAAAGATGAAAACGAGGTAGCAAAGAAAATTGCTGAAAAGGAAGCAGAATTATCAACACTAGAAGTTTTACCAGTTAGCGAAGAAATGGTATAATATTAGCATATGAAAATATCAATCGAACTTGCAAACGCAATCCTTAATTACTTAGCTTCACGACCTTACATTGAGGTAGCTAAACTTATCAATGATTTACAAGCTCAAGCTCCTAAACCAGAAGAAATTAAAACGCCTACGGAAGAACCTAAGGCTTTGTAAGAATGAAACGCATGGAAAACCTAGAAGCACCGAAAACAATAGAAGAAGTGGGGATACACTTGATGTATATGTCGGGCACTTTGAAGGAAATGAAAAGGTCTTTGGATGCTTCTCAGGCGAACCATGTACCTATCTCTGTGTACCTAGAAAACAAGGAGGAGATTAGCAAAAAAATTAAATCTCTAGAGGAGGAAACAGAAGTTATCCAGACCTTTATTAGCTCTTGGGTAGGTAAAGTCTGGGGTATTAACTTCACAATCGGTATTGTAATTGCAGGGATAATGTTTGTAGTAAGTAACTGGCACAACTTTATAAAATGAATAACGAAGATGAAATTGGAGTACTAGATGAAGGTTCTATAGGAGCAATGTGCTTCGCAGTATTCATTATCGTAGCTTTATTAATCGGTGGTTATTATTTAATATTTTAAACTATGTTCAACTATCTATATCGCAAATTTTTCTTCAAAGTTCCGCAGTTAGGAGATAACCTAGATACTCGTACAGAGGGTGAGAAGCTAACAGCTTTTGATAACCGAGAAATTGCCTTTGCAGGTTCACCAATCCAATGGGTAGAGAAATCTTCTTGGAAGAACTATCCTATTAAATACCAGTACTACACTGGGGAATGTGTAGCTCAGTCCACAACTAAGCATCTAGGCATCAACGACAAGGTAGGAATAGGTCAGTACGCTAGTCTTTCGGCAGAGTTCTTTTACTACTACAGGTCAAACAGACCAGATGCTGGAATGATTTGGCTAGACGCTATGAACATCGCTACTACGAAAGGT